ATGCATTATCACCAACGTTAACAGCTGCGCATCTCAACTATGTGGAAGGCGTGACGAGCGGTGTGCAGACACAGCTTAATAATAAGACTGATAAAGTAAGCGGTGCTGTTAACGGCAACTTTGCCGGATTAAATGCCTCGGGAAATTTGACTGATAGTGGTTCAAAGGCAAGTGATTTTGCAACCGCCGCGCAAGGTGCTACAGCAGATAGTGCGGTTCAGCCCGGTGATAATGTTAGTGTTTTAACGAATGATGTGGGTTATTTAACAGCAGAAACAGACCCAGTATTTGGTGCATCGGCCGCCGCAGGTATTGTTGCTGGCGATATCACAAACTGGAATACAGCATATGGATGGGGCGATCATTCAGTAGCAGGATATCAAGCCGCTCTTGGATATACACCAGCGGATGTTGCAGGGGATACATTTACAGGTGATGTAACTGTCCAGGGAACAATTGTTGGATACAAAGATAATGCCACCTGCTTGCGTATGAGAGGTCCACAAGCTGCCGCAGAAGGTGGTGCAGATGTTCAATCTTATATGGGTATCTTTTATAATCCCGCATATACGGGCACAGGTACATTACAAACACGTGCTGTTTGGGGTGCCAATATTGAAATGGATGCAGAGATCCAGTCTCCGCATCAATTGCGCTTGGTAGCCGTAGATGACACACAGACAGATGGGCAGATTTTTGCATCTTCAAAGACAAATTTTGTTTTCAATATGCGTGCAAATGCAGAGGTAGCTTCCCCAAGACAGTTGATCGTTGATCGTGTTAATACAGGTGCAACGGGTGCAGCAAATACTTCTGATGTTGATATCAAAGTCAACGCTGGAAATATTAATGTCTCCTCACCAGTTGTTTGCACATCTACATTGACAGCACCAAACGTTGTTCAGGCTGCTGGATACAGTTCTGACCTCGGTCCTAATGGAGCAATGACACGTGCAGCGAATACAAACTATACAAATAGCACAGGGAAACCAATGCAAGTAGTTGTTGCTGTTCAAAGTATTGACGGTAATCAATGTTTGTTTAATGTTGATGGAACGACAGTGTCTGTTTTTGCAGGCGGTGCCTCACAATCAATTTTTGCAACGCATTCAATACTTGTTCCTAATGGCTCTGTATACAGAGTGGTTACTGCAGGTCCTGCAAGTATTTCAACGTGGTTTGAAGTTCAATAATAAGTAATAAGAAGGGGGCTTTTGCCCCCTTCTATTGTTTACTTCCTGGCGATTAATTCATATAGTTCTTCGAAATATTCATTTTCTTCTTTGATATCATCGAAGTTAGATTTATGAATTGTGCGTGCAAGTTTTACGGCTACGGATTTTTTAATCTCAAATTGACTTTCAATCGCTTCCGACATATCCTTGACTACTAATTTCTCGTCCTCAATGCGTTGAAGCGCTTTGATAATCTCTTCGATTAACATTTTGAATTTTTGTTTATCGGCAATATTAATTGTCGCATCTGACATGGTATACCTCCTAATTTCTTGTGATTATAAATCAGATATCGGGGAATGTCAATTGCTTTATAAAATGCCAGCGAACCAAGAGCGATAATCTCCTGGAAAGTTTGCAGGTTGATAAATGAAGGGCAATTTTCCACCCATATGTATTTTAATCAAGTATAATTCACCTGCCCTAATTTCACTAATAGCATTAATAAAGTGTGGACCACTTGGATATATGACTAATGTACCACGTTGTGGGTTAAAGCTAAATTTATGTTGTAAGAATTCTAACTTACCACCATAAACTTCATATTCCTTGTCGAAAGGTACTTTGTCTTGATAATCAGAAAGAAAGACAACGCCAGATAAATCACGATCCCGCGTTCTTACCCATTTTTTGCGAATCCAGTGTGAGTTTTCACAAACAGGTTCGGGCACAACACCGGGCACATAGTATTCAAGCATTATTGGTTCTGTGCCGAGATATATGAAATCACCATAATATTTTTCTAAATTTGGAACTAACTGAAGAACCCGCTGATGAATAATTTCTTGTATCTCCTCACTATGTTTAATCATTTTGAGCGGCTTTCCGTCTTTGTTTACATCAGGATATGTATCAAAGCCATACGCATCAACAAACTGCTCGCACAGCTTAATGGACAAGAAATTTTCAACTACGTAGAAAGGTGATTTTGCAACAGCCATTTAGTATTGTATATTTTCGTATGTTTTAGTTACTTCTGTCTTTATATATCTCATCAAATCGGAGAAAGAAATATCACTATTAAGCATGATTTCATAGATGGTTCGAGCGCTGGGTTTTTCTTGTTCTTCGTTAACTGGTTGTTGCTTGATATGTTCTTCAATTTGTTCTGCGATATAGCCCCAATCGATTTCATTCTCTTCACTTTCCATGGTGGGGTCGACTATAAATTTGCCTTGCTGTAGTGCATTTGCGCCTAAAAGAACAGGTTGCCCCATGTGTGCTCTCTTGTTTAAGTTAAAGAGAACATTTTTGAGAATTTTATCGCCGATCTTTATATTGAACGACACAACCGGGCGATATTCTACGCCACCATCTTTTCCATCGGGCGTCTTTACGGGGACATGTGTATCTAGCGGCATTGTAATATTTTTATCGGAAAGTTCTTTGTTCGTAAACAAAACGCGCTTAGTATTCTCATCTACTTGCCATTCATCCGCATGCAGAGAAGACATAGAGGCTCCCGTATCTACTCTTGCGAGTAAAGGTTTATCGCTAAGACCGATAAAGGTTACGTGAGCTGTAAGGCCAATCGCATTATTATTTGCACCTTTCTCCTCTGCTTCATTTCGAATAAGGTGTTCTTTGCCTTGATGTATTTGTAATTGACGGCGAATATTTTCAATAGGAACAACTGCTGATGGAATAATCCTTAATCCCGGCGTCACATGCCAAACTAGTGCGATGGCTTTTTCTTTAGCGGTTGTGTTTCTGTCCTTTATTGAGTAAAGTATCAAAGGACGCTTATCTTTTTTCTCACCAACTAATTCACTAAATCTGAGGTCTAGTGTGGGGTCAATAGAAATACGCTTATATTGCACATCTCCTATTGAGAGCTCTTGGGGAATGTTAGTAATTTGTCCACGTATAAGTTTTTCTCTTAAATCATCTACACTAGCGAATTGCATTATTTTGCCCCCTTTGTTTGATATTCCTTGACCCGTTTCATCAAAGGTTTAATATATTTATGAATTTTTTCTTTGTATACCGTCGGTGCTAATCCCTCTTCTGCCACTATAATTATGACAATATCTTCTATTTCATCTGTGGTATGTTCTCTCCACATTAAACTATATGCCGTTGTTTGTAAAAAGTAATCCTCAATCATATCCTTCGTGCGTATTTTATTAGCTGTCTTGAAATCTAATACACTTAATACGCCGTCATATTCTGCAATACAATCAACAGTCCCAGCAATGCCAATGACATCACTATAGAGCGCAGTTTCGATTGCGCGAATGTTGTCAATCGAATTTAACCTTGTTTTCAAGCGATTGAATAGAGAAATATTAGCAGGTGTCTCGCCTTGAGTAATAGTTTGTATCGGTTGATTGGACAAGTATCCTTCTACCAGTTTATGAACCGCAGTTCCACGATTTGCTCCACGCTTCATTTCTGCCGCCGCGCGTTGGGCGCCCATTCTCTCACGCCATTGCACTAATTCAGGCTTTTCTTTTGAAGATAGAATTGTGGTTATTGACGGATATCTTTTGCCATCAGATGTTTTATAGAGCCGCGGGCCACCAGGCAAATCAAGACGAATACATTTCGGTATATCAGTAGGTATATATGAGAACATTTGAATAATTATAACTTATTTTGTAGATAATGGCACTATTGGCGTATTACCTGTGGTGAAATTCTTTTTCTTCATAGCGGTAATAGCATTTAAAGTAGAATATATCTTATTGTTCCCGGGTCCTTTTTCGGGATATCTTAACGGATTTAGTCCTATTACAACATTAAGCACATCTTCTAAATCACGGAAGAATTTCTTTAAAACCAATTCCTTTGATTCATGTTTATTAGAAATTTTCTTCAATTCTTTCGCTTTTTCATTTTTAAATTGCGTTAAGATTTGTTCTAGATGTCTTACATTAAATCCCCGCTCACATCCGCGCTCGCGAAGTCGTTGTTTAAAGTGTTGTGTGAATTCAACATCTATTCCTAGATCAGCAAATAAAGCATCTAGATGTTGTTCTAAAACATCTATATTACCAACATCGCATTTTTGTTCAAAAATATCAACGAGCTTCATTTCGTGTAAATTTTTTCAACGCATTTACAGCATAATCGAGTTGGGGGTAATAATAAATTTCAAGATCATCTTTAAGGTTATATGCCATATCATCATCACCCGATTTCTCTGCCGCGGCGATTTCTTTACTAATTTTGGCTATTTCACTTTTCCAATATTTCACATCGTTCTCGAATTTTTCACGATCACCGTTGTGGCTGATTATTTCCTGGAGTAGCATTTTGTTGTACCTGTGTTTGTTGTACTTGATTGCGTTGTGCGATAGATAGTTGTCGCTTTAACCCTGCGATTTTTTTCTCCAGGGGTACTGCTTTTCTTGCCGCGTCGGTTTTAAGCCGAGTTAACTCAGTCTCACCTTGTGTAATTTGATTTTGCAGCGCAACGATATCTTGTTCAGATAACATTAAAAACTCAAGAAATCTCATTTGTTCAAACGCTCCACAATTAATTTCGCTAAATCGTTTAAGTCAATACTTTCCGTGCGATCAATGCCAGGGAGGCCTTCGCCACTTAATTCGGTTTCACGATCACTAGCTTGATCATGTTTATATTGTGCTAATTGCGCTAAGGTTTTTGCTTCTTTCTCTTTCTCTTTCTTTTGCTTATAATAAGCTTCCATATCAAGTATTTCTTCTTCTTGTTTTACTTTATTTGCTGAGGCTTGCGCGGTATATTCAGCTTCTTTGGCGCGGGCTTCAGCCGTTTTTGCTTCTGCTTCTGCTTTCTTAGCCTCCGCATCCGCCTTTAAGACATCGATAACTTGTTGTAATGCCGACTCAGCACCCTTTTCTGGCTCCATTTCTAATTCAGCATCTGGCTCCATTTCTGGCTCTGCGCCCTCAGGAGGCGCTTCTTCTTCGCCTGGTTCTACTGTTTCTTGTTCTTCCTCATCGCCCGTTATCTCTGGCCATTCCGCATCGACAATATCAAATTTATCTTTCAAATTAAAGATTACTTCAGCTATTTCAAGAGAATTGTTCTCGTCATCTTCATTTTCATCTTGACCAGCTAACATATTTGCCAATGCTGTTTCGAATTCTTTTGCTTGGTCTGCTCTTACATGAACCTTGATTACATTGCCGTCCTCATCTTCAAGGCCGAATGTAACTGTATCACCATTGACTTTAGCCTTTTTTTCTGCAGCATCTAATTTTGAAAGAACATCGGCCATATTAAATTTATTTTCACCGGTATTTGCTTCACTAAGCCTATCTATTGTGCGAATAAGTTCTAATCCTTTATTGGCGCTCTGTTCTTCGTTTTCACGCCGGGCGCGAACTTTTTTTCTCCTTGAATCTTTCGAAGCGCGCGAAATTAATGTACCTTGGCCAAATAGGTTAGATGGAGTCGCAGCTACTGCACCACCTCCGACTGATCCACCAACAGCCATTTCGTTAATCGTATTGATAAGGTTAAATTTCATAAACAAATTCCATAATAGTATACTTGTATGTATATTTATGAATGTTTACGAAATATGATGTTATAAAATATAAATCCCCCCTAAAAAGGGGGGATTTATATTCGTAATTGAGCAGTTGATTAAATTTCAGTAGCAGGTGGCTCTTCTTCGGCAGTTGGCTCAGTACTCTTTTCTGCGGTTAAATGATCGTTGACAGATTTAACAATCTTATTACCGAGTGCTTCCTTGGCTGTCTGCACTTGTAATAACTTGGAACGAAGTTCCGCCTCATCACGGTTCCACGCGTTGAATAAATCAACAAGGGTTTGAATTTGCTTCGGAAGAGAAGCTACTTCATAAACGGTCTCATCAATATTGATTGTAGTAATATCAGGTACATTTGGCATATCTTTATCCTCCTTTTTTTATAGCGCTATAAGTGTTAATATGCATGTTTATTTATTGTTAAAAAATCCATCAAATCCATCGCCCTCATTATTGGTGTGCGAAGATTCACTTTCAAGTATTTGTTGGAGTCTCGATCTTGAGCGAGCTTTAGACGATAATGTATTTATTTTTGCCCTCGCGTGGTCATCTGTTATTCTCGTATGCTTATTATCCCAACGAAGGTGTATAACTTTCCCTACTCCATCGCTGTTTCTTGTTTTTTGAAATTCAAAAATGCAATCACCGCTTGCCTTCATAACGTCTGACATTTTAATGAAGATAACAGTATCTGCTTCATTAATTTTGCTAATGCCGCCTGCTATATGCGCATGCGTACGAGTATCCGCCTTAACAGCTTCGCGATTTAACTGCGAAGCCGAGACACCGAACATATTATAATCGATACATATGTCGCGTAATTGTTCTGCGCATCTTTTATCCTTCTCCCATGCATTATCAGCACTAACATATTCGTTAGGGCTCATTTTATCCAGGTAATCTACAATCAGCATGCTTGGGTAAAAGTTATAATGAAGATAATATTCTTTTAGGAACGCTCGTATTTCATTTGCTGTTGTTCCTGATTTCATATGGACAACATCCATTACGCCAAGTTGTTGTTCGATTTTAATATTGTGCAATCTCGTTGTTAATTCACCCGCGCGCTGCCGCCACTCTCGCCTACTAATACCAGTAAACATAGTATCCAGGCGCATCGCAATAATTTCCTCGGATAGTTCGAGTGAAATATAAAGTACATTATGCGCGCGATGGATAAAGTTATAACCTAAATTTAACATCGTGAAAGATTTACCTTCGCCTGAATTTGCTGCGAATAATAAAAGCTCTTTCCTTGAAATCCCTCCGAAAAGTACTTCGTCGACACTAGACCAGCCAGTAGATTCTGTTGGTGGTTCGTCTAATATTTTTTGTATTCTTTCCTCGGTGTTTTCAAAATATCGAAGACCTAGATTTTTAGTTAAAGATAGAGTAACCGCATCTCTTACGAGTTTTTCTATAGTCCCGTAATCACCCGCATCTATTAAAGGCACGGAATCGAGGATGGCTCTTTCAATAGCTTTCTTTTTGCAAAATTGTTCTATTTCTCTTGCGACATAATGAATTTGGTCTTTAGTTACTTCGACTTTTTCTGTTTGCAAGCCGGTTTCTGCTTTAATTTGTGCAGGTTCCGGGGTAGTATTATAACTTTCATAATAATTCTTCGTAAACGCAATAGCATTGCGTATACCAGGATCAAAATATTCTGGCTTTATAATGCCTTGACAAAGGGCAAAAGTATCAGGGGATGATATTAGGTATTGTAGCAATAATTTTTGCTTTTCTTCTTTCATATCGAAGAATTATAATGACAAATAAATGTAATATCAATTAGACTTACGTATTTGTGGATAAACTTGTTCCGAATGAGATGGTGTGATGAATAGTTCAAATCCGCTTTCAATTGTATTATATACTAGATATTTTGCACCACTGGCTTCTTGCGTGTAGTACAGATCAAACGCCTTGTCTGTAATTTTATCAATGTTGCTATACGGAGAGTTCGCTAATAATAAAAACACTTCATTTCGTCTCAATGGCCTATAATTATAAACACCCGATATTCCCGGGGGATTATTTACATCGTATGTTTTATCTATGCCTGTTATTGAAACAAGAGAGCCTGGCTTAATCCCACCTGATGCTATTTCCGCGTTGAAAAAATTAAAGGTACGAGTGCGGTAAACGCGCCCCTTTATAATTACATCAGTAAAGTCATCCCAGGGAGACGTGTATGTGGGTTCATTATCAACAAGGTAATCATTAAAAATATAATATCCCTCATTAGTCGCATAACGTAGTTGGAATGCTATATTAGTTGGATTTGCGGGTTCACTACCAATTGGTGCGGTGCTTGTTGCTATTGTTAATTCGCCACCGACAGTGGCCTGGAATAATTGTACTTCTTCTTGAACTGTGCGGCCAACGGATGAATTGCTTGATCTTGCTATAACTTGCGCGACGCCAGAAAACTCACTATCAAGAGTTAATAATAAAGAGTTAGGATTGAGATACGTTATTTTCTCGGGCGTTATCTCTTCTTGATTATTTGGATCATTTTCAGTGGGTCGATTAATAAACACAATTACAGAAGGAAATCCGTTTAAATAATGGTCTATTAACCATTCGCGCGATAGAACACCCTGGGTATGATTATAAATAATTCGCCGTTGAGACCAATTATCTAGACCAATAACATCATCAGGTAATGATGCGCGTTGATAATCGGGATATACTTTTATTTGCGTAAGTGTACCCCTGCACCCATGAGTAATTGTGCATTTTTGCAGAGTTTCTAATCCGCGAGGATTGCGGATGAATTCTATTTCTCTTTTACATGTATTGCATCTATAAACAACAATCGCCATATCATATTTTAGAAAGTAAATCTAATCCAGTGGTTTGCTGTAAATAAGCGTCTAGCAGTTGCTTTGGAATATTTTCTTCGGCAATAGTAGCTATAATAGCACTCGTATAAACAGTTACCTCACAATCAGGACAGCCGAGGAACCATGGTATTAATGCTATATTAAGTCCGTTGGGGCCATGTACTGCTTGCATTACTCGCGCTTTCTCTACTACAATTTTCGTATCATCGCAATGCTGGTTGATAAGGCGCGCAACGACCTCTTCACCCGAAACCAACTTAAAAGTCTTAATGTTCATATATTTTCTCCTATTTTTTATTTATTCTATTGCGAGTACTAATTTATGCTTTATCATGCCTTTTCCAGAAAAGCTTTAGAACAGGAATGTCTAAACGTTGCCCCAAACGCGGTGGAGTGGCATCGGGATTTAGTCTATTAAATTCTTCAACCAGAAGAGCGAGTACATTTTTTGGTAAATCCAGAGTATTATAATGGCGTATAATCGCCTCTATTGTAACGCTCGTGTTCATTACGAGATACGGATATGTTTTAATATTCATACGTCTATATTCTTTATTTTTTCCACCAGCGCTAAGTAACTGATTATAGTATTTGCGCGGATAGCATAGTAAAATGGTATATTAAATATTATAATTTCACTCCCATTGGAAATCCCTTCGTGGAGTTTATCCGATGAGTATGTAAATTTTAATAAATCTATAATAATTTCGTTTCCTTTTTCTGACCCGAAATTTTCATACATTACATCAAATACTTGTTTGTATTCTTGCGAGCTGTTTTCTACTTCCTTACTATATAGAAATTTAAATCCGTTAATTGGGAATATATAAAACGGCTCTAGTTCTTCATAAACAGGTTCAAAGCTGGTCAAACCATTAGCAAAAATCGCTCGACGCCTTAAATCGCGGACATCAAATGCCTCGGTATATAATTCATTAAGTTCTTCATTTCGATGTCGAACTTTAATTTTTTGAAAATCGCCGTAAGTTATAGGTAGATTTTTAAGGAGCGGATATCCATGCGATTCAATAATGAATTGAAGGCATCTTTCATTTAATATTTTATATTCCTCTTGTTGACGTGAATCGTCTATAACATCTTCTATTTTCATATGTGTATTTAGAGTAAAAAGAAAAGGGGGAGGATATGCAATCCCCTCCCCTCTTCTTTTTTTTTATTTTTCTTTATGCTATGCTTATGATGTGCGTGAAATATCGAAGTTATCCATAGAAATAACCAGATCATTTGCGTCCTGAATATACTTAGGAACGATATAACTTGGACTGCGCTGGATATTGTCAATCAAGTACGCAAAATCAACTTGGAAGTTATAAAGCGGAGTACCTGCTGTATTCCTTGTGCTCTTGCCTGCGTTAGCAAGTCTTGCAGCCAACTTTGCACTGGCTTTGTTAAAAGTGCTGTTCAGGTACGCAACGACCTGGTCAATATTAATCTTTTGGTCAATTTCCATCTTCATTTTTTTTCAGCCTCATGATTAGTATATGCCTAGATGAATCGTAATCCATCACCTTTGCTCTTTAAGCCATTTCATTATATAAAAACGGATAAGTGAAATCAACGGGTTCTTTTCGCAGCCGCTTCTTGTTCTTGTAGAAGGATGAGGGCGTCGAGCGTAGTGTCAACGTCATTTAGCGCGGCATATATCCCATCATACAAGTGCCCGACAATATTGTCATTATCAGTAATTCGCTCAATGCGTTCGCCCACGTGCTTAATCAACACAAATTGTAAATAATCAAGTATTGCTACCGCTTCATTATCAGTCATTTTTAAAATTTCTCTCCTGGTAAATTGTTGACATATGTATGATAAAAATGTATAATTATTTAGTCAACTAATGCATAATAAATACTCTGCCATATGAAAGAAAAATATATTCGCGCACATATGGACGCCGCACGCCGTTATGCCCAATTATCAACATGTAAACGGCGGCAAGTTGGGTGTCTCATAATAAAAGATAATAATCCTATTGCGATGGGCTATAATGGTACACCACCTGGCGAAGATAATCAGTGTGAAGATGAATTTGGTAATTCTAAACCTGATGTGATTCATGCTGAAGATAATGCTCTGCGGAAATTAACACGCAGCCACGAGTCGGCGCGGGGTAGTAGTGTATTCGTCACTACCGCACCATGCAGGTTGTGCGCCATTCGATTGGTTGAGGCGGGCGTTAAAATAGTTTATTATAATGACATATATCGTAATGAAGATGGCCTGCTTTATTTGCAAAAGCATGGCATAGAAACAATAAGAGTTAAAGGAGAAGAAGAATGACCGCGTTTTTGGATACATTTTCAGAGGAAGTGTGGGCCTCTACTTATAAAGATTATGAAGATATTTCTATTAATGATACACTTCGCAGAGTAGCAAAATACGTGGCAAGTGCAGAAGAAACGAAAGAAAAACAATTTGAATGGGAAGAAAAGTTTTACGACATGCTATCGGACTTCAAATGTACAGCGGGGGGCCGTATTTACGCGAATGCTGGTACGGAGTGGAAGGGTACGACGATGATGAACTGCTACGTTTCTCCTCGCGATAATTACGATATTGACTCTATCTCCGGTATTCTTAAAGATGTTATCAATCAATGCCATACGCTCAAAAGTGAAGGAGGCTGGGGACAAAACTTCAGCTGGATTAGACCGCGCGGGTCATTTATTCACGGTATCGGCGTTGAGACGCCAGGCGCCGTTAAGTACATGGAGATTTATGATAAAACAAGTGATGTAATTACTTCCGGCTCAGGCCGCAAGAGCATGAATAAGAAAGCAAAGGGGAAAATTCGTAAAGGCGCTATGATGGGGGTTATGGACTGCTGGCATCCTGACATTGAAGAATTTATTCGCGCAAAGCAACAACCCGGCAGATTAACAAAGTTCAATGTTAGTGTTAATTGCACCGATGAGTTTATGGATAAAGTCATACGCGTGATGGAAATGAAAGCCGCTGGTACCTCCGAGGAACAGATAGAGTTAGAGGATATGTGGAATTTGCGTTTTCCAGTGACTACTTTTGAGCGATATAAAGAAGAATGGGATGGTGATATTAAAAAATGGGAAGGAAAAGGATATCCCGTTTCTATTTTCCGCACTGTCTCAGCGACAAAGTTATGGGAAACAATAATGGAATCAACATATAATAGAGCAGAGCCCGGTGTTCTATTTCTTGATCGTGCAAATTATTTCGGCCCTCTGTCATATTTAGAAACTATATTTGCGACGAATCCGTGCGGAGAACAAACACTTGCTCCCGGCGGCGTCTGTAATCTCGGTTCAATTAACCTCGCTATGTTTATTAATGATGATAGAACCGGCTTTAATCTTGATGCCATACGCATGTATACACAGTATTTAAACCGTTTTCTTGATAATATTAACACACTTTCTAATGCTCCATTACCTGAATATATTGATTCAATGCGCAAGAAGCGCCGCGTCGGCATCGGCATTCTTGGGTGGGGTTCTGCACTGTTCATGTTGAAAGTTCGTTTTGGAAGTAAGAAGGCAGCTGAACTTCGCGAGCAAGTAATGAAGACAATCGCGCAAGAGGCATATATGTCTTCAATCGACCTGGCAGAAGAAAAAGGAATGTTTGAATATTGCATTCCAGAAAAGCATGCAAATGGTATATTTGTTAATAGTCTCGGTCTTTCTGCAGAATATATTAATAAATTAAAGACGACCGGCATTCGCAATAGTTCTTTATTATCAATACAGCCCACAGGCAATTGTGTTACAATTGATGGAAAAATTAAAGTAAACGAGACAGATTTTGTAACAATATTTGACTTAATCAAGTCTACAGTTAATGATGTT